CTGATCATCACGCCCTCGCTCCTAATAAAGTTAAAGAGTGGATCAAAGAACAGAAGACTAAAGTCAGTTCCATGAGATCTATGAAGGATTCGAAGGATGGTAAAGATCGCGCAGCTTATTTTGTAGAAGAAGGGTATCTTCACAATCTGCAAAATTACCTAAGAACAGGTACATATGCAGATTCTCGGTTCGGTGCAAACCGAGAAAAATTAATTAAACTAAAGTGTGTCAAACTTGCTTATGACAAAAATGGTATGGTTAAGAGAACAGTCGGTGTATTTTATCCAGACATTGGTGAAGAATGGACACAAGAAATGGATAAAGAATATTATGGAAGAAGAGAAGTTTCTAACAAAGGCAAGGTTTACAAAGCTCGTGGAAAGCGTGGTAAAAGAGCATAGATCTAGTTACATGGACGCTATAATCCATGTATGTAAAGATGTAGATTTAGAGTTAGAAGACGTGAAAAAATACGTAGCCCCAATTATTAAAGATAAACTAGAGGCCGAGGCAATGACTTTAAACTTTTTGCCTCGCCAAGCCTCCTTGCCTTTTGACTAATATGAATGAGAAAAAATTTAAAAAATTAATTTTAAATGAGTGTACATAAATACAAAAACAGAATATAATGAATAACGTGGACAAAAAGAACACATAAACATACGGAGAATATATATGAGTTTTGCAGCACTAAAACGTAATCGTACAGACCTACAATCATTGGTACAACAAGCACAAGCAGGTACTGGTGAAAAAACACAACGTCAATCAGAGGATCCTCGATTCTGGGTTCCTACTCGTGACAAAGCAGGTAATGGTTACGCTGTAATTCGTTTCCTACCAGGAGACGCAGAAGCCCCTACACCTTGGGTTCGGTATTGGGATCACTTCTTTAAGGGACCAACAGGTCAATGGTATGTAGAGAAATCATTGACATCTATTGGTCAGTCAGACCCTTTAGCAGAATCTAATAGTCGTCTTTGGAATGAAGATGGTAGTGATGAAGCAAAGCGTACAGTACGTGAGCGTAAGCGTAATCTACGTTATGTGGCCAATGTGCTTATCATCTCTGATCCATCAAATCCTGAAAATGAGGGTCAAGTAAAGCTGTATCGCTTTGGCAAAAAGATCTTTGATAAGATCATGGACTCAATGCAACCACAGTTTCCTGATGAAGCACCAGTCAATCCGTTTGACATGTGGCAAGGCGCAGACTTTACGCTGAAGATTCGTAAGGTTGAAGGTTATCCTAACTACGATGCGTCATCCTTTAAAGGTCAATCAGAACTATTTGATGGTGATGATGAAGCTAAAGAAGTTGTGTATAATAAGCAGCACGACATGACAGAGTGGACAGATGCTAAGAACTATAAATCTTATGATGAACTAAAATCACGTCTTGCGATCGTTCTTGGCGAATCTTCTACTCCAATGACACGTAAGGTTATGGAAGATTTAGATGATAACACTCCGATGTTTGAAAATAAGTCGTCACCTGAACCTCAGGTATCATCAGCTCCACCTCCTGTATCAGCAACAGCTGAGTCAGCGATGAGTGATGACGATGACACTATGAGTTATTTTGCTAAGCTAGCAGCAGAAGATTAAGATAGAGGGAGGCGTTAAGCCTCCCTTTTTACATTCCTAATCCCATGGACAACCTGCGTTGATAATAAGAAGTATCTGTTGACGAGGCGTCATTATTCATAAACAATTGAGCAGTACCTCCTGAAGACTTGCTATTATCTTGAATTATAATAGGAGCAACAGCAGGAGCAGAAGGAACTAATTGTCTTGCATATGGATCACCGCCATAAGTTATAGCTTCATATGCATCTTTATTTCGTGATAGCGCCTGAGCAATATCAGCTCTAGTTGTATAAGTTTTTTGAATGCCGCCAATTACTTGTTGTTGCATAGCAGCGTCTTCGTTCTCCATCATTTCAGTTCTAGTTCTGTCATTACCAGACTGGGTGTAATTAATTCCTACGTTATCCACAACCCAATCAGGTAAAATACTTTTAATTTTTTCAACCAATGAGTTTGCAATCTTATTGATGTCAGGAAGCCAGCTTGTAAACCAATTCCAAAAGTCTGTAACCCATCCTGTGATTGATTCTCTTAGATTGAAGTTAGGAGAATCTTCATTGCGCCATCCTAGTTTCTTTGTAACCCAATCTATAAACGTGTTAACTGGTAACCACAAAATGTCTAGTAATGTAGATGCTGTTCCTACCAGACCTGTCCACAATTCCTTGAGAGCTGTAGTAGGATCAGTAAACAATGTTTTAATCCATTCAAAAGCTTTAGCAGGAAAGTCTAATACGCCTTGAATTAGATTTGTAATTTTTTCTTCAATATTAAAATTTTTAATTTTCTCAGACTCTTCATCAAATCCAAACTTACCTAATACCCAAGCCAGACCATTCTTTAATAGATCTAATGGCGCCCCTAAGAAATCGCCAATAAAAGCTGAGATACCTGCACTAAACTTTTCCCATGCACTACCTTCAGTGTTTTTATAAGCTTCGATGCCATCTAAAAGTGACATAAAAATACCTAATGGCCATAGTAATCTACCCATAAACTTTAAAAACTTACCAGCATCGGCAGCACCTTGTGTGATACCTAAAACACCATCAAGGAAACCAAATAACTTAGCACCAGGTCCAGCAATGTAAGTATCAAATGCAGTTCCTATCGCTCTCATAGGACTCATCAACTTATCAAATGCTGTTGTTAGCTTAGTTACAATTGTAGATCCACCTTCACTAATTTTGGCTGCATTTGCTGTTAAAGCTCCAGCAGATGTTAAACCGAATAATGAAAATACTCTAAGTTTTAGAGCACCCATTGCTTCTTCTACCATTAACGCTGTAGTTTTTACTTCCTTACCAGCAAATTGGCCCTTAGCATTTCTTGCCATTTTTCCTGTTTCGGGATCAATACCAAAACCAGCTAATATTGCTCTAGTTAAGTCTTCTGCAGCTGTTGTAATCTTAGTAACTAGATTTGAACCAATAGCTCTTATTCCACCAGCCTTTGTAGCAGCCTTTACTGTCTCGTCTAAGTCATCGCCTATAGATGTTATAGGTCTAAATACATTTCTTAGTCTTTCGCCTAATTGTTTTATCTGACCTAAAGCAGCAGTTTCCCAACCTCTTAATCCAGCAAGTGAGGCAGTAAGAGCTCCTATCCCAGCTACTAATGAACCCAAGTTGGCTCCTAGCGCACCAAGACCTAATGCTTTAAGAATATCAAAATCTTCACCAGCTTTCATGCCTTGTTGATATAAAGTCCCTTCGGGCTTTTTCTCATAAGCTGTTTCTGCTCTATCAAGACCACCTCGAGTCATTCTAACAAAGTAATCAGCAATTATCTCTAGATGTTTTTCTTGTCTTTTTTCAGATTCTTCTGCGGTTTTCAGTTGCTCTGATATTTCATTAAGAGTAATACTAACTGCCATATCGCTATCCTTGACTCATTTGTCTTCTTTGTTGCTCTTCTCGTTGCTCTTTCAAATGCTGCATTAATAAGTGCACATAAATTTCCCTCTCCCAAGGCATCATATTTTCAAGCTCAGTTAATGAATATTTATGATGTTGCATCAAAGAAAAGTTCATTTGAAAATAATTCACCAGCGTATCATGAGAGAGGGCTACGAGAAAAAATCCTGCATACCTTGCAACACTGCTTCGTTTTTTTCTCCACACGCTTCACAATCATATTGTACATCATGTTTTAACTGCGGCATTTGCTGAACAAATGATACAATCTTTTCAAATTGGGCAGACGTTAGACTTTCTACAAATTTTAGAATATCTTCCTTTGCTTCATCTGCAAAATTAATAATTTCATCATCAGTATTCAGCGTATCTAAACAATTAGCTATCATGCTATACATTTGTTCTGTCGATGTTTTGCCATCTACAGCAGTTTCAATCGATGATGCGTATTTTGGAAATCTCATAGTAATTGTATATTTGTCATCTAGCTTAATTGTATTATCAATTTTAGGCATATCAACTTTTATATCATCTAATTTGATTTTAATCGGATTCATGTGCTCACAGCTTTTACACTTAATTTGAATATCTGACGTTTCACCTACAGACTTTGCCCTGATTTGTGTAAACATGTATTCGACATCAAATGTAGTTAGCTCATGAGTTTTTACTGGATCAACTACACATGCTTCAATAGTGTCTACAATAGAGTTTAAGATCTGCTTTTGATCTTCTGACTCCAAAGCCATTAATAATACTTTTTGTTCTTTTACAAGAAATGGTCTGTACTTAATACTTTTTTGAGTAGATGGTATAATAATTTCATATTTTGGTGATTCATTTAGTCTTGGTAGTGCCATTCATTTCATCCTTACACGAAAAATCTAGATAATAAAGTTCCTAAAAATACATTTAGAATATTGTTGCTATTTGCTGGTTCAGTAAATCCTGACTTCCAGTTTGTATAAGATAGCTGTATGTTTAGTTCAACTAAGCCATCTTGGTCATTATTCAATTGAATTGCGTTCATTGTAGTTGGGAATGCATCGAGTAACTCTACCTCATATACAATATCATCACGAGTAATAGATTCTACATTAAGTTCAAATATTCCAAGCCTTTTATTATATTTTGGAAGACTAATACCTTTTTTTAATTGCTGTATTTTAACTGGAAAACTATAGTCTTTCTTATAACCAATTTCTTTAGTTGTCTGATTAACTGCTAAGTTTTGCCAAGTCTCAATGTATTCTTTAATGCCGTAATCGTTTAATACTTGAAAGGTCATGCTAACATCTTCTGACAAATAGCCATAGGCCATTTTCTTTGTAGTAATTCCGATAGTCCTTTCACGTGTTAAAATCTGCCTACCCGGTAGATTGGCATCTCTGCATAAAAGATTAATCTGTTCCTTAGTCGCACCAGGAAGTGTGGGCAATTCAACACGAAAAATATTACTACGTGCTGCACCGCCTTTATCAGATATTAAACTTTTAAAATCATCTATTGTAGCTAATGCCATTAGATCATTCTCCTAGAATCACTATAAACTTTACTTTTATTGCCCTTTTGGAAGTCGGCTGTCGGCAAGAATGTAGCGATTTCCCATTCGGGTGCAGGAACTCTTGCAAATCTACTTCTCACTTGGTCGTTAAGATAGTGTTTAATGCAAGGTTTAAAGTACTTCATCCTTGCGGCTCTTTGCAATAAATTATAAGATAATCTAAATCTTGTTGTTTCATCGTATTTTTTATTATTCGTATAATCTAATAACGAATCTAAAAACTTAGCTCTAAGAATTGGTGGCAAGTAATGCAAATTTAAACCAAGGAAACCGCCGTCAGCTGGACCTATTACAATTACAAGTGGAAAACTATCATAATATGGTAATTCTTTTTTACCCTTTGGATCGTAGAAAAACATATACATT